AACTCGCCTAAAAGTCGTGTGTCGGTTATCAATATGCTTCCTCGTACCAGAACAGCTTGAGATGTACGTTGACTGTCGCGGCACCGTTGTTAGTGACCTTGATGAAATATTTGGTTCCAGGGTTGAGAACAATTTCGTTTTCAGTAATAGCCCCAGCCCCTGTCTTGCTGATGCCGACTCCCGTACCCCCACCAAGAAAGTCAGAGTCGATCTTCAAGGTCGGATTCGGCGTCGTCGGGGTGTGGAAAAAGGTACTCACCATCGCACTGGCTACCGGGTTGTACCGATGTCTATTTACCGGAGTCAGCCCCGTACCATTTGCTGCGACCGTCCCGCCTTCGTACATCTCGACATCGACATTCGGGCCGTCACTGGTTAACAGCGAGGGTTTAAAATGCACCAGCCCACTAGCGATTGCCGGAGTCACAAAATAAATAAATCCAGTTCCCGCCGCAGCCAGCGCAGCGAACTTGTGCGATAAGCTAAACGCTATCTTCTGATGGATACCGTGATGGTCCTGCGTGATAACCACCAGGTCATTCGTTAAGGCATCGACCTTGACTACTTCAGGGATGCCGTATTCGTTATCGCCGGTCATTGTCATGCCGCTATCCCCTGTACGTCAGCTCCACCCGCAGGATTCCCCGCAGGGTCAAGGGTTTGAGGCGCGGGACCGGGAGACGGCCCGTTCATGCCTGTCGGAGAACCACCCATCGGAGAGGAACCTTTCTGCTGCAACTGAAGAAGTTGCTGTTTCTGCTGTTCCTCGATCTTCGCCATGATCTCCTTAAGTCCGTTTTCATCAGGGATGATGTCGTCAACCGGAATATCGAGTCCTTGCAGCGCCACCTTGAGCAATTTTGCTCTGCCGGGAATACCCATGATTTGCGAGTCTATCGGGTTATTGGTAGCGGCAAGGATCTCGTTCGTGCGAACGGTCTTCTGTTCCTTCGCCATGAACCCTGCGGAACCCCTTGCTACGACTTTTGCATCTCCCTTAATGCTTTCATCGGAGTCGTAGAGCATGTTGAAGTCATAGGTCCGAGAGACACAGCCGGAGAAGACGCGATCAATGTGAGCAATTGCTTCCTTGATGTTGCGGGAAGCGGAAGTCATGAGCATGGAAAGACCGGAAGACGTAGACCCTGCACCGCCGATGCTGGTGTTGCCGTAAGCCCACCGGGGAATGCCGGTCTGATCTTCAGCGATGGTTGACCAGACTTCCAAGACTGCCTGAAGCTGTTGCACGACTATCGGGATGTTGTAGACTCGAACGGCGGGAGCTTCCAGCATTTGAGCGTTGGTGGACTGAAAGATTTTCCAGGGATGTAGCTTTTCGTTTTCACCGCAACGGTCGGTGTTGACTTCAATAATCGGTCCTGAAGCCAGCATCGCGTTATTGGCAATCGCCCTACCCGCGACGTTCGCCTGATGCTGCGCGTCTGCCATCAGCTCAGGAACACCCTTGCCCCAAAAGGAACCGGGAACGCGGTGATAGGAGTCTACCGAATAAGGTTTTCTGCCCAATTTGTCGGGGTTGAGAATTGCCCTGATGACATAGGAACCGACCATGATTGCATTGATTTCGTACTCTTCTTCGGGGTCAAGGTCTTTCATGCCCCAATCCAAAAGCATCGAGCCGGGAACCGATCCCCAAAACTCCAAACCGTCCATCTTGTCCGACTTGTAAAGGGAGTCGGTGGAACCAAAATCGAACATGGCTCGTTGAGAGTCGATTGAAAGCTGTTCTCTTTTCCCGCCGATGCCGTATTCCTTGATGACGGTCCTGATATTCTCTTCGGAATAGCCAGGGACGCCGATCATCTCCCAAAGACCTTTACGAGTCAGGGGGATTCTTTCGATCAAATAGCCATCGTCGGGATTTCTCGAATCAGGAGCGGGGTAAAGGTCAAAGGGGGAGACTCTTTCATAGGTCGGTTTGAGGCTTTTCGTTGCAGACACGTTCCAGCCGTCCGGACCCTGCACCCATTCCTGAGTCTTGACCTGTCTCACGACCGGACCTTTGATGATGCCAGCCTTGAGTCTTACGAAGTCCGAGACGAAGGCCCACTGTGCATCGTGAAAGCCCCCTTCGGTCATTTGGTCATCGATCTTCTGCGACATCCTTGCGCAACGTCTGACGGCTTCTTCCTGCACTTCCCGTAAAGCCTTGTCACGTTTCGTGGTTGCGTATTCCCTGATCTCGTCCTTGATGTCGGAGAGGTTGAACATCTCGCCGGCCTGCATGATCTGAGCTAAGACTTCCTGATAAACCATCTCAGTCTCGTTCATGATTTCGGCTTCAAGGTCAGGCTGAAGTTGCGCTACAGGCGTCGGTTGAATCGTCCACGGCTTGTCGTCTATCGGTCGAAGGATGTCGTTGATCCAGGTTTCCGCCGCTCGACAGAGTTTCGCAGTCAGAAGAACGTAGACTTCCGACCCACCCATTTCCCTGATTGCCGCCAGAACGTCAGCTTCGTAGATGCCGTTATCCATGCGGAGATTTCTAAGCATCTGCTGTTCAATCGGCTGTTTCGCCATTTTCGCAGCGTCCCAACATTTGGCGATGTATCCGGAAAGGGGAGAGATGATAGGGTTATCTTGCGGGGCAGGGGTCTTGGAGGCTTGTTCGGCGAAGACGGCGGAAGGGGGGCGGAACTTGTGAAAGCCGATACTGGTTACGCCGTCGATTGCTTGCATGTTTGCTCCAAAAAAGAAAGGCCGGACAGCAACGATTTCTCGTCAACTATCCGGCCTTGTTCTAATCCATCCTCCATGTTATCGAAGGAGGTAAGATTAAGAATCCGAACTCTTATCTATATGTTTCGCCCACCATGATGTTACAACTTTGCGTGCCACCTTGCGTTAGATTGATCTCCAAAAGAATTTTGCCGGTCTGATCTTCTTTGATGACCCCGGCGCGTTTCATTTCCTTAACGAGATTAAGTAACCACAAAGGTTTATTCATTAGCTTTAGCCATTAACACCGTTCGTCTACTTTTGTCAAGGGATTATTTTTTATGCGGCGAGCATTTTCATCAATTTTGCGGCTTTCATCAGGAAGGGGCCAGCTTTCTTTCTCGGGACAAGAGTAGACATTCTTAACAGGCGTTGAATCTCTTTTTCCATCTCTTCTTTAGTCATTTGATGTCCTCGATGAATCCCTTGAGTGATGCCGTAGTCAAGCCCCCCCTTCCCCCCCAAGCATAAAAGTGCTTAGAAAGTAGATTCGGTAACTACGGCATCAACGAGAACCGCGCATTGTGTCCTGCGAAGTTATCCTCTCGCTTATCCGCTCACAGACCCGTTGGTACGGCACCGATACTTTGGTGGCCTTGACGCCCTCTGTGATTCGTCTAGGTCGGTGCTAGCCAATCCCCGCTTATTCACCGTCGCACCATAACCCCCACTGATACGGCCTACAGCAGGCAGGGGAAATAAAACGCCCCCCTTGGGATTTTTTACGGTGTCAAGGCGTAAAGAACAGTACCCAAGAGGGGCTTAGACGGCGCATTGCCGGTGAAGCTATTCAGTTGTGAACTGTTCTTTCTCCTTGACGCTGGTAATGTACCTAAACTCATTCGGGGATGTCAAGAAATATTCATTATGCTCCCACCTAACTTTTATTTTCTCATTGCCATCTGCTGCGCTGCGTCTAGATAGTAGGCGTTCATCATGCCTTGCCCTTGACCGAATCCAGACACGTACCCATTCGCGTCGAGGTGAACTTTATACGGAGCAGGCTTCACACTAACCTTGACCTCATCCCCAATCTCAATCGTAATCTTATCCGCCTCTGCTACGTCAATCCCCTCCATACGCATCATCACGGACAACGCAGAGAGTAATTCCTTACCTGACTCGATCTGCATATTCTGGAAGGTTTCGAGGGAGATGGTGATGGAGGTCGGTTTCGGGGGAGAACCGGCGACATTGCCATAAGTATTTGCGGCAGTTATCGGCGGTGAATACTGATTCATATAGGCTTCGAATTGCTTGCGTGTAGCTTCAGCAAGCGCCTGTTGCCTCGCACTCTCAGCCTCTGCATTCTGCTCCTTATGCACTTGCGTCAAGGTCTTGCCATCAAGATTGTTCCAGGTCATTCAAACCTCGCTTCCTTGTGAACCATCTTCGTATAAGGGCCAAGTTCGCGTTCACTGACCTCGACTACGAGCCTTCGCAAAGGAACCTGCTGACCTCTTGGCACTTCAGGTAAGTCTTCATGACGCAGAATCATCACGTGGTCAAAAGAACCTTCAAGGTCCCACGTGTCGTTCATCGGCATGATCCTCAATATTTCTGCCCCATGAGGTAGCGGCATTCCTTCTTTGGCAAGGTCTGAGGCGCTGATGTAGACGCGGCAGAGGCAGCGTTCGTGCTTTTGTGAGTCAGTCATACTTCCTCCATCAACGCAAAATTCAAATGAATAGCAAGGTCATGAGCTACATCTTTAAGTTTCCAATCTCCAAGATTAATGCTGAATTGAACCTGCCTACCATCCTTAGTTTTGCTTGCGACTCCAGATGCTACCCATGTCATTTTTCCATCATTAAACTTTACGTCTACATCATGGAAAAAAAAGACTCCCTCTTCATGCACCAACTTAGACAAACCCCATGCGATTGTGACCGCATTCTTCCGCCTTAATTCGTCTATTTCTTCTTAGAATATACGCTTTTTAGAACGCAACAATTTATCTAACCATTTCATACCGTCTCCCCCATAAGTCTCGCATAGACTATCGCTGCGGTTATATCTTCGTCGGTTGCGCCTATCTGTCGTAACGCGGCACGTTGCCAGTCGCCTGACCAGGTAGGGATAACAATGCTTTGGAACTTGCCGTCTTTTATAAAGTCACAACAACGTATGGCTTCCATAGTGATGAGACGCTGAGGAATCGAATAGAGCACTCCTTGAAATTCCAGCTTAGGCTCTCTCTTCGGATGCCATTTCAAGGGGTTGCGCGTCAAAACGGCAAATCCCATTCTGGCTTGACCCGCACCACGTTTCCACTGAAGCCGATGTCGATCCTTAGCCCATCATGATGCTCCAAGTCAACCCCATGCAACCGCATCTGCATCTTCAGCGTCGTGATTAACGCTTCCGGTGTCTCGCAGGGGAGTTTCATGGAGTCGGGGAGAGGGATGTGCAGCGTGTTACTGGACGTGGGCCATTTGCGCCACACATTAGTATTTGGTTTCATCAGTTGCCACCCCAACTACTTCTGCCACCGCCTTTTTGACCCGGTTCCTTGATATGCGAAGACTTAGGCCGTGCAGGGATTGGTACTCTTTGCCTTAGAAATTTACCAATGGCTATGCTCAAAACACGATCATCTTTCATGCCAGTCTCTGCTTCTTCTCTGCCGTTCTTTCGTTTAAAGTTAATCATTTCTCCAAAAGTTTCAGCGCAGTTAATGCCATGCGTGTCTTCAAGCATCTCCGACTTGAGATTGTCGATGATTTGAGGGCGAGTTGCTGAAGACGTAACCCATCCGTATCTTCTCCGTGGTTTATTTGGCGGGTCGGGTACAAGTTCCTGATGTATCCTGGGATACCCTGAATCAACAATTTCGGTGACGGTAGTTAATCCGTGATTGTTTCTTTCGGGAGCCAAGTATGCCACGTTGTATCTCTTGCCAAGGGCAATCAGGATCTTGCCCCACTCCTTCGGATGGAACAAGCCATGAACCTGTGCTACTTGTTCACCAGTCCGGTGATCGATGACATCGGCAGAATCGAAGTCTCCATCTTCAAGACCTTCGGCAACATCGGCGCTGATGATATACGATGCTCCGACCTGCGGTTCTTTCCAGACCCGTAGACAACCATTAGGATCGGAATACCACACCCCTGTAGAAGACATACACGAATACCGCGCCTTTGGTGGTTTCGCAGCTTTCTTCAGTATCATCAACTGTTCGTTGTCAAAAGAAGGCGTCCCGGTGGATAGAAACGCACTTTCCGGCGTGTCGGGATGCGCTTCAGAGAAAAGTCGCTTGTCACCCTTGAACTCATTGGCTATTGTGAACCGACGCCAGTACAGTTGCTCGTAGTCGAGGTTGAATGTAGCCTTGAGTTTCATTTCATCTTCGGTGAAAGGATGTTCGGTGCCATCGAGACGCGCAGCTATAAAGTCAGGGAGAGGTTTTTTATTCTTTTCGAAGATAAACCAAGGGAGGAAGATCGATGTGTAATCATTCGTCGGATCGGCCTCTTCGTTTTCCGTAAATTCGATTACAGGCTGGCCTGCGTCGTCCAGTTTACTTATCCAACAACGGTATTTAGCTCCCCAAAAACGGTTGTAAAACTCCCCGCCAACCCCATTTGCTGTGCCTTCAAAGATGATCTCGGTATCAGGTTCAGGAGGAACGCACGGCAGAACGGCCTTGATAAGACCTTCGGCATTAGATTCAGGGAATTTCGGGCATTCACTCAATTGAAGGCAATGAACACCCTGGCCGCTGCCGATGTCGTCCTTGCCGGCTGTAGCAATTCGGAAAGCTGAATCTAATCCTGTACCGTCTGCCGTATTAAACTCCAAGAGCCTTGCGTTATTAGCGAGAATTTGGGGCCGGTCTTGTTTGGGTGACAGGTTATGAAACCGCTTTATCATCCGGAAAATAAACTCTGACGCCTGCGGCTCATGAGTACAAAGTAATCCATAGCAAGACTTTGTGCGGGATATTTTACGATAGAATCTGCCGGCAACGTAGGTTGAAACTCCCATCCTCCGACCTTTGAGAATGAGGACGCGAAGTAAGCGACCATCTTTTTGAATGGCGTCAAAGATGTGGCTCAAAAGTTTTTGCGGTCCATTCAGTTTGAACGGGACCACGCCGCCGCCTTCCCTTGGCTGGACTTTCAGATATTTCTCAAAGTAGGCGTTTTCATCGACCTCAAGTTGGAGTTCAGCGACCAGGTCAAGGAGAGCTTCTTCGTTGAGATCTTCAAGGTTGGCTAAGGCATCATTCACTCGCGGCCTCCTGTCGCCTTGACTCCAAAAGCTGCTGTATCCGCATCATAGCTTCTTGCGGGTTAGCTTTGATTTCAGCGATGATCGCAACTTTCTCTTCGTAGGTTCTGACTTCCATGACCTGTTTCTTCTCCGGCATCGCCTGTTGCGCCTCCGCAGCAAACTTCGCCGCGTCCATTCTCGCTCTATGGTCTGGATACATCTTGATGACTTCCTTCGTCACCAGTTTCCCGTCTTCAATCGTCGTCTCCCTCCCTCTGAACGCCTGTTCTGCATTCATCGCGTCGGCTACGACTTCGGCAATCTTGTTGACACCCGCGTTTTTCAACGCAAGAAGTTCCTGAAGACGGAGATTGTTGCTGGTCTTCTCCTTCACTCGTTCCAGGGCGTATGACACCTTGTTGGCAATCGTTTCATCCTTGCCCACAAGTCCCGCAGCCTTTGCCTTTTCAAGTCGAGTCGCGTCAGGATTCATCAGATGCGCTTTCATAATGTTGATCTCTTGCCCCGTAAAGCCCTGTTCTTCCTTGAGCCGTTGACGCTTGGCAAGGGACTTCTTGCTTAACTTCTTACGCTTGATGGTCGGAGTTTCGATGGTCGAGGGGAAAATATCAAGATCGGTGATTTCGTCAGACATTGTTCCACTCCAGGATAGCCTCGTCAGGATTGTCGAAAACCTCGTTAAGCTCAGGATTTACCGCGCAGAAATCGTTTTCGCAGCCGACCCCATAGACTAGCTGCTCGTCACTCGGA